ATTGCAACGTGCTTTTTGCGGGTACGCTTGCCCCATAAAACAATGCATTGCTCGTTGTTGCAGACGATCCGCTGACAACCAAATAAATGTTCACCGAGATTGGATTGCCGGTTGTGTTGCAAATATCAATGTCTTTTAAGTAGACCAACGATGAAGTTGGAACCGTATACAGCGTGGCCACGCTTGTCGTAATTGCGGCTTGTCCCAGCTGGATAGGGGTGACGTTTTGATAATTCATTACATGTCCAACCACGTCAAAGTGGTTAAAGACGATATGTCATTTGCACTTGTTTGAGACGATGCACTGATACCGGTGAAGTAAATACGCAAAACGTTGGTCAGCGTGTTTAGATAGCCCTTGGACGGCTGCTCCGGGGGAAGAGGTAGGTTCGGTGGAACCGGTATAAGATTATCACTCATACATTACCTCTTCTTCCGTCGGGGCGGATATTAATACGCGGCGCACCTAGCTGCCATTGCAAGCCAAGTTGGTTGCCTTCAATTCTAAATATCAGTTGTCGCCCACGAACACGACATGAAGCAACCCCAGTAAACTTTTCAATCACCACAGAACTATTACTGACCGACGCAGGAACTGGCGCTCTAGTTTGAGTTACCTTCACTGAAGACGTGCCTGCCTCTTCATAAGTTTCGCTGTTAATACCGGAACCTGAGTTCTGCATTCCATACAAACTCATCGTAACTTGGGGAGATGCTGCAGTTGATCCATTAAACCGAACGTCAGGCAAAATCTGCCAAACAAATCCAAATCGATCCCCATCTCCAATGCCAAACTCTGAGCTTTGTATATACGAATCAATAGGCTGTGAAACGGACGTTGTATTATCGTCAACGCCGTATTCGTGATACACCAAATTTTGATAATACGTTGCAGCGATTGGATAGTTGCTCAGTCCTTTGTCAATCCATGCGGTTCGTCCCAGATAGCCAAAGTACCATGCGTTATCAACGTAATTGTAAATAACGTACGTATCGATAACAGTAGAACTTGCAGAACAGTAGAACCACCAGACTTCATTAAATGCTTCATTCGTACCAGAGAATACTTGGTAGGACTGCTGAATATTAATGTTGCTAAAAATGAATTCACGCAGGTCGCAATTCAAAGTTTGAACCGTACCGTTGTAGGTATAGAACTTTCCGTTACCCATCCAGTAAACCACGCCTGATGCCAACGACATTGCGTTCGGGCTGATGATAGAAGTGTTGTCACCCACAAGGGTAGATCCCCACACAATAGGAGGACCTTGGTACTGCAAGCTATACACGGATGAATCGGTAAATACCACAATCTCTTGGCGGCTTTGGATCGCGCCAACAATGGTTGATCCATGTGATAACAACAGACTTCCTGCTTGGTTCGTAACAGCTGGTGTCCAGTTACTTACTGACTCTTGATCGCTCCAACGTATAAGCATTGGACTAAGAGAAGTTGATCCGTAATCATTACACCCAAGTGCCAGCACAAAACGTGAAGCGTCCGACACAATAATGTTGTTCTGAATAATAGGAACATCTGTTCCGCCATAGATTTGTGTAAGGTTGTATCCAATCGTACTTACGCTATTCTGTGCCACCCAGTAGTACAATCCACCGCCGCGTGGTCCAAATAGCAAGTTCTCGCCAAAGTTGGCCTGAGACCATAGCTGAAGCTGCTGGGGACTTGATTGGCTGTTACCCCATGTTCCATTACCCCAACCGCCCGCTCCCCATCCCGTAAGAGGAATAGCAATCGCGGTTCCGGTATTAATTTGATACTGAACGTAATAGCCCGTAAGGGTATTTGTTCCACTCAGCGTGGCTGATGTAGCCGCAGTAATGGTGTATGAGCTTGGTCCAACGTTGCTTATCTGATACCAGCCTTGAATTGAAACGCCGTTGTATGTAATCGTAGTTGGGAACCATACAAAGTCATTATTTACGCAGCCATTTCCTATTGCGTTTACGGTTACTGATTTTGATCCAGAAACTGTTTGAATACTTTGAATAGAAAAGTAGTAGGAAAAGTACGTAAGCGTACCTAATCCTCCCGCCGATCCACCGCTGGTAGCCGTGGTTGCGACGGTAATCGTAAAGTTACTGGCGTCTGAACGGGTGACGGAAAACTGTGCATTCAATTGCGCAGCAGGAATCCCGTTTACAGCACTGGAGATTCCATAAATGTTTACGGTATCGCCAGTAAATAGATTAATCCCTGCAGATGTAACCGTTACAGTGGTAGTTCCTCCCACCGTTGTAAACGAGTTATTTAATGTAACCGTACCGCTTTGTGAGCGTAACGGCGTAATGTCGTTGTACAGACCACCGTTATCGATATAAAACTTTAAGTTGGTTCCTACTCCAATCAGGTTTAACCCGCCTAGCGTCACCCAATTCCATAATGAACGGCATATCCCTACAAATGTATAGATCGATGTCTGCGCCCAGCCGCCTATCTTTTCCGGGAAGCCCTGACGAAAACGTACCTTATCGCAGTCGTACCATCCCCCTTCAGTCACGTACCGTGTGTTCTCTTGGTTAACTCCGGGTTTAAACGTGATCTTATGCTGGGGCATGATTAAGCCGTATAGATTCGAGTACCTTGTTTGTCGATGATGAGTGCCTGACCTCTTGGCTGCTCACCTTCCCGATTGGGAACCGATACATGTGTCCAAGAATCAAACTCCCGAATCACTTGGTCAAACGGTAACCCTGATCCGATTATAGCCTGCGTCACCTGATCTGGGGTCATCCCCGGAACACGAATGTCTGCAGCGCATCCAAGACGGTGCTGGCTTGTATCCTTAGACCCAACGGCATCGTTCACTTGTTTGGAACGGTATGCCGAGTTAATCATCACTGGTTTGTTGTCGAGGATGACTTTGACGCGCTCTAAAAACTCAGCCAAGCGCATCAGGTTCGCTTGTACCGCATCATCTGCAGAGTTATCCCAACCGTTCCGAACGGCTACGTCAGAGTGGGTAAGTTCTTCTAATGAGAAGTGTGGGGAGAGTTGAGTCATTCTTTGCCCTCATTCATCTTGGCATGGATAGCAGCATCTTTAGCCTGCGATCCTGCACTTGATCCAAAGTAAAACGCCACGATTCCTGTCCATGCAGTACCAAGGCTACCCAGCATGATATCGACTTCTGTAGCTTGATTGATCTTGCCTAACATCAATCCTACCAGTATTCCGAAGAATCCAAGAGTGACAGAAATAGCGAGAAAAGGGGGAACCCATGACTTAACGTTTGTCTGCATCTGACGTGCGGATGCGCGGTCCTCATTCCCCAGCTTGGCAAAGTCCAAACCAAGCTCTTGTGCTTTGGCTTTCAAGTTTACTTCAGCCAACTGGATAGCTGCCACTTGATCGCCGGTCAGCTTTCCAGACTCAACAGTCTTTTGAACTTCGTCTCCAGACATGCCAAGGGCGGACTCCAACGCACCTACAGCCATACCAGCTACGGGACTGCCCAAGCATGAAGCAACAGTGGGAGCTAACTTCGCTACTGTATCAATCCATGAATCAGCCATTAGTCTTTTCCTTTGTCTACGTGTTTATTCCATAAATCAAACAATGATCTTACTTTGTCTTCAAGCGTTGTAATTCTTCCATCCATTTTTGCCAAGACTACAACAAGGGTCACAAACCCTAAAGCCATAGGCCATATTTTGGCAATAAAATCTACAATGTCCATTATTCACTTTTCCGTCCGGCAAGTAGTGAAACGATCACTGCAATCAGCTGCAGCGTCCATTGTGTTGTATCGCCCGTTTGTTCGCACGGGATTACATCAAAATTACAGACTGCGCCTACTGTACCGGATATACCGACTACATACACCAATAGCCAGATCAATATGGTTTCGTGATTCATTTCAACATCATCGATGTGTTGAATGCAATGCTAATCCGATCTTCATCAGATTGGTTTGGTTCGACATAATGATCAACCCAGCTAGGGAACATGATCATTTTATTTTCTTGTGGGTCCACCGCATGAGCGCTGGAATTAAACTCAT